GACTTTTTGACTACAGATGAAATTATAGCCGCTGTCCGTGTTTCCTTGTCCCTCAATCTGCTTACGGATGAAGAATGGAAGAAGGCAATCCCGATTATAGAGCGTGGCCTTGAAGCCAATAAAGCCTATGTCCGTATGCTTGACGAGATGTCGGTTATATTGGAAAAGTATTGCGAAGAATGGGAGGATTTGGGTATGCGCCATACCTTCATGCAACGTGTTCCTCATGAATGCTGGCAGGAAAGATTTAGCAGGCATAGCCAGAATTCGGAACAAAAGCCGAATTATTCATGAAAAACGAATCAGTTAAATACAGCTTGATATAACTTCGTTCAGGAATGGCTAAAAATAAAAAATTGTTTGCTCGTATTGACGATAGGACCCACATGCTGATGTCTGAGTTGTCAAGAATGACCGGAGTCAGCATATCGGTCATTGCAAGGAGCATGTTGAAGCGTTGCATTGACGATTTGATAGACGAGGACGGGAACTGGAAAAAGAAAAATGCGGAAGATAAAGAAAGGAAAGGTCAATAAGGCTGTAGTGGCAGCGGTGGCACGTAATTACGACCGTTTGAAAAGATTGTGTGCTGTGGGTGTCCACGGAATATATGGAGGAGAGGGATTCGAGGATATATTTCAAGACACGGTATTGTATGTCATTCAGGATAGTGCCTCCGCTACATTACAGTCGGATGACCAGATTGTGGAGCATTTTATTTATAGGTTCAATATGATTAAATTCCAAAGAATAAACGATGATAAGGCAAGGAGGGAGGTAGAGTATGCCGACTATAAACAAAGGCAAGAGAAGGACGGTCCAGAAGGGTAACCATTACAATGCGGAAAGAAGGGCCGTATATAACTCGGAGAGATGGAAGAGGCTACGGGCATGGAAGTTCGCGAACGACCCACTCTGTGAGATGTGTCTTCAGGAAGGTAAGGTTGTTCCTGCTGAGGACATCCATCATGTGGTTTCATTCATGAGCACTGACAACCCTGAACAGCGTATGTTCTTGGCATATGACTACGACAATCTGATGAGTCTGTGTAAGGTGCACCATCAAGAATTGCATAACAAAAATAGCTAAATAATAATGAGATGAGCCGTCCACCGATTAGATATATTGTACAGATTGATAATATATATCTGGCTGATTTGATGTTTTACTGGGTATATTTCAATCAGCCGTGTTCGCTTTTGTTTCAGAAACCGAAGACAGAAGGGCTTTCTGCCGTGAAGCTTGTCGTTGATAGCGATGAGTCTGCAAGTTTTCTGCTACGAGTGAAAGAAAAGACCGGATGCAGACTTTATGAGGTGGATGGATAGCATGGCACGATGTTCTGCCGTGTATGGAGGAAGGGGGATATGGGGGTATATTTTTACGGTTTTCACCTTCCTAACCTCACCCGACCCTTCTCGACACAAACGGCATTCTTTTGAAAAAAGCCAAAGTGTTGTGATGTGTTAAAATAATGCTTTGACAGACAAAATTCTGGTTCGTAGAAAAAGCCCGCGCAATGGAGAAAAGAAAAATAAGTTTCCGGCTTCCGAAGACGGTGACGTATAAGGAGGCCCGTAAGACCATATCGGATATAGTCCGTCAGATTGAGGAGGAGAGGGAGCTTGAGGCTTCCGATATTCCCCAACTGCATCGGATGGCTACGGCATACAACGCCTATATTGACTGTGTGAGAGTAGTGTCGGAAAAGGGGTTGACCATGAAGAACATCAAGGGGGAAATGGTCAAGCGCCCGGAGGCCAATCTGCTGAAGGAGAACTGGAGCCAGTATCTTGAGCTTGCCAAGGAGTACGGACTGACAGCCAAGAGTAAGTCGCTTATCAAAGGTAAAACGGCTTCCAGGGAGGAGGACAGCCCGGCTGATGAGTATTTTAGGAAAAAGGCGACTCAGAATGAATAAGCAATATTACAGATATGCGCAGGAGGTTATTGAGGGAAAGATTGTGGCGGGTGAATTCATACGTTCTGCCTGCGAGCGTTTTTTTTCTCTTATGGAGGATGATAGGTATGAATTCCGGGAAGACAAGGTGGATGACGTGATAAATTTCTTTCCTTATTTGAAGCACTTCAAGGGAAGGCACGCCGACAAGCCTTTTACTTTGGAGCCGTGGCAGGAGTGGATTGTAGCCAGCATATACGGTTTCTATGTAAGGGAGGACGGTTCCCGTCTGACCCAGACTGTATATATAGAGGTGGCGCGTAAAAACGGGAAGACTGCGCTTGCGGCAGGCATAGGCTTGAATGCTTTGATAAATGACGATGAGGCTGGTGCGGAGGTGTATTTTGCAGCAAACTCAAAGGAGCAAGTGAAAATATCCGCGTGGCCTCTGTGTTCGAACTTCGCCAAGAAATTTGACCCGAAGAACCGTTACCTTCAAGTGTTCCGGGATACTATCACATTCGAGAAAACATCATCATGGCTCAAAGTGCTCGCCGCTGATTCAACCAAGCTTGACGGTCCAAACCCGTCCACGTTCGTGCTGGATGAGTATCATGCGGCAAAGAACAACAGTCTGAAGGCTGTATTGGAATCGGGTCAGGGAACCCGAGACAACCCCTTGGAAGTCATCATTACCACTGCGGGCTTTGACAAGCTCGGTCCTTGTTATGAGTTGAGAACTACCGGTACGGAGATTTTGAAGGGGCTGAAAGAGGATGACTCCTTTTTTGTCGCCATATACTCCCTGGACGAGCAGGATGATTGGAAGGATGAAAAGGTGTGGGTAAAGTCCAATCCGAACATTGAGGTAACCGTCAAGCCGTCTTATATCCGCAAGGAAATCCGCAAGGCGATAAACACCCCGTCGGATGAGGTGAACGTCAAGACCAAGACCTTGAATATGTGGTGCGATGCGGAAACGGTATGGATACCGGAGCATTATATCCTGAATTCTTCCAAGAAAATCCGGTTGGATGATTTCGAGGGCATGGATTGTTATATGGGAATCGACCTTTCAAGCACGAGTGATTTGACTTGTGCCGCCTTCATGTTTCCCACGGAGGACAAATATTACTTCAAGGCAAAGTATTATCTGCCGGAAATGGCATTGCAGGAGCGCCGGTTCAAGGAGTTGTATGGTGAATGGCGTCGGCAGGGACTGATTACGATAACCCCAGGCAATGTAACTGATTACGATTATATCCTCAACGACATAATGGACATAAGGGACAAAGTGTATATCCAGAAGATAGCGTACGATACATGGAACGCCACACAGTTCACCATCAATGCCGAGGAGAAGGGGTTGCCTATGGAGCCGTTCAGCCAGGTACTCGGGAATTTCAACCGTCCGACCAAGGAGATGGAGCGTCTGATTTTGTCCGGAAAGGCGGTAATAGACAATAACGTGATAAACCGTCACTGCTTCCGTAATGTGCGCATGGCCCGTGACCGTAACGGGAATGCCAAGCCGTCTAAACAGTTTGAAGAAAAGAAGATAGACGGAGTGATAGCTATGCTGGAAGCATTGGGGGTATATCTTGTTTCTCCTCATTACGGAGAATTCTATTAGAATTTCGATTTTTGACAGACACTTTTTTGGTTAGTGGAAAAGTGTATGTATGAAAGTAAAGATTCCTTTTACAAATTGGGAAATAAGAAAGGCTTCCAAGCAGGAAATATCACGTGTTCCTGCCTGGAATTATTCGGGTCCCCATCCGGTATTGTACAGCCGGAGCAAGCCGATGCTCCTTTCTACTGTATATCGTTGTGTGGACCTCATATCGGACAGTGTGGCGGTCCTCCCGTTGAAGACATATCTGCTTGACGGGGACGGATTCAAGAAGGAGCATAAGAGCCATCCGGCATACGTGCTGTTGGATTTGGAGCCAAATGAGGATATGACGAGGTTTGTTTTCTTCAAGACGCTCATGGTGTCGGTCCTTCTTACCGGAAACGGGTATGCCTATATAGAGAGGGACAGTAAGCTGAATGTGCAGCAGTTGATTTACATTCCGACGTCGCAGGTGTCTGTCCAGTGGATTACCGACAAAAGGGGTATCATGCGCAAGCGCTATCAGGTGACCGGATTCAAGGAGCTTGTCGAGCCGAAAGACATGATTCATGTGCTGAACTTCTCTTATGATGGCATAATAGGTGTCTCCACCCTTACCCATGCAAGGCAGACCCTTAACATAGCCACCAGCAGCGAAGAGCATGCCGCCGGTTTCTTTGAGTCCGGGGGAGCTGTCTCGGGCATTTTGTCCGTAGATGGGAAAAGGCTGAACAAGGAACAGCGGGACGAGATATACCAGGTGTGGTATGACCGGATGGAGAACCATCCGAACGGCATAGCGGTTCTGGAGGGTAACATGAAGTATCAGCCCATCACGATTTCCCCCAAGGACAGCCAGCTTCTTGAAAGCAGGCTGTTCAATGTGACGGACATATGCCGGTTCTTCTCAGTGTCCCCGGTCAAGGCGTTCGACTTGTCCAAGTCGAGCTATTCAACTGTTGAGGCTACCCAATTGCAGTATCTGACCGATACAGCTTTGGCTGTAATCACCAAGATAGAGCAGGAAATCAACCGGAAGGTGTTCCTGCCTTCCGAGCGTGGTCGCATAATGGCCGAGTTTGACACTTCTGCCATACTTAGGACGGATAAGGCGGCTCAGGCGGCCTATTGGAAAGACATGTTCTATATCGGAGGCGCGACCCCCAATGAGATACGTCGGGAAAGCAATCTTCCAAGGAAGGAGAATGGCGATGAGGCCTTCGTTCCGGTCAATGTGCAGACCCTTGACACCGCTTTGTCGAATAAAATCAGCCCGACCAGCAAAAAAAATATTGGAAAGGACGAAGAAAACCCCGTTTTGACAGACAATTTTTTGGTTACTGAGTAAAAGCGTGATTTATGGAAAAAGAAAAAGAAATCAGAAACGTCTCCTCTCAGTTCAAGATAGCCGGAGAGGGGGATGAGACAAGGACCGTCGAAGGATATGCCTTCCTCTTCAACGTGCCCTCTGACGGTCTATCCTTTCAGGAGACCATCGAACCGGGCGCGGCAGACGGAGTAATTGCAAAAAGCGATGTTTTTGCCGTCCTGAATCATGGTCAGGAGCGCGGTATATTGGCCCGCAGCAAGTATGGCAAGGGTTCTTTATCCCTGACTGTTGACGAGAAAGGTCTGAGATACAGTTTTGAGGCACCGAAAACAGCCTTGGGTGACGAGCTGCTCGAGAATTTGCGTCGTGGGGAGATAGACCAGAGTTCCTTCTGCTTTGATGTGGAGAAGGATGCTTGGGAAAAAAGGTCGGATGGCACTTGGAAACGTACCATCAGCAAGATTGGCAATCTTTATGACGTTTCCCCGGTGTATAACGCTGCCTATAGCAAGACATCCGTATGCTTGCGCGGAAAGGAGCAGGCAGAGAAGGAAATCGAGGCGAGGGAAAGTCTGAACTTGGATGAATACTATTCCAATATTGAAAAATTATTAAACATCTAAAAGTTATGTCGAAAGAAAAGAG